CTCCGACAGATCGCGCTCGCCTTCAAGTTCCTTGACCTTGCGGGCCGACCAGTTCTTGGCGGCGTTTCCGCCCCACAAGAGCCACGCCACAAAGCCGGGCTTCTCTTCGCCGGCCTTGTCCCAGCCGGGGGACTTGCTCGCCGAATCGTGCCGCGCGAACCAGGCGTTCATCTCGCGAACCCAGTCCTCGTTCATCTCCTCGCGGCGGGCCAGGCGGTTCGCGCGGGCCACCGTCTCCGGCTTCAGGCCGTCCCCCGACTTGCCTTCCTCGTGGAGTTTCAACCCCCGGCGAGCCGCCGAGGCCATTCCGGCCGTAGGTTTGAGACTGACGGCGGCACGCTCCTCATCGCCGGCTGGCGGCGGCGGAACAGGCTCCGCAGGAGTTTCGACCACAATGCTATCCGCTCGCTGCTCATCGGCAGGCTCCTCGGCCTTGGTGTTCTCGGCGAGTGCCATCTCCATCGCCCGCTTGCTGACGTAGGTTTCGGTGGCGAGATAGGCCGGGGTGTCGACGGGGCCGGCGTCGCCGAGGAACGAGAACTTCTTGATCCGGCGGATCATTCGGCCGTTGGCGTCGCGGGTCCAAGTCTCGTCGGCTGCGCGGGTACGGAACGCGAAACTTGATCCGCGGCAGTCTCCTCTTTCGATGAGTTCGACGACGGCGGCGGCCGACTTTGGCGGGTCGATCTCGTACCGCAGGCCACGCTCGTCGACCATCAGACGCATCGTGCCGCTCGAGGTTCGGCCGATCACCTGGGTGTGGTTGTATTTGCCGAAGACGTCGGGATTCGACCGCATGACGTCGTCGAACGCGCCCCGCTCGATGATCTCGACGAAGCCGCCGAGGTCTTGGCTTTCCGACTCAAAGACGGCGGCATAGCCGCGAATGACCGTGCGGCCATTCTGGTCTGCCTTGACCTCAAGCCCCGGCAAGTCGCCGATCAGGCGTCGCTCAAGTTCGCACGATCCGTCCATGACTTCGTCGCCTCCTCATACGGCCTGCCGGAGCGGTGACACTCCAGGAGGCGGTTCCTCGTCTCTTCCATCCACGCAAGCACGAACGCCTCGATGTCGCGGCCAGTGGCCTGTGCGGCGTCCAAAAGCTCGGTCTTCATCCGCTGCTCGTGGGCCTCGAGCCACGCCTGCAACTTCCCCGGCTTGCTGCGGCGCTCGAGAATCCCGTCGGCCTCGACGGCCGCGAGCCGTCGGAGCGTCGTGCGGAAGAGCACCTCGGCCGCGGAGCGGTCGCCGGTGGCGGCGTCCGCGGGCGTCGGCCCGTCGTTGCCGTCGGTGGCCTCCTGATCGTCGGCGTCGTCGACCTCTTCGTCCTCGGCCGCCGGCTCGCCGGGCGCACCCGTCGGATTATCGGCGGTGAAGGCGTCCAGGAGTTGCATATTCACTTGGACGAACCGCTTGTTGCCGAGGCCGTCGGGGAGCGGGTTGTAGCCGATCTGGCCGCGGATTTCGTCGACACTAAGGCAGCCCATGTTGAACATCTCTCGCAGAAACTGCGAGCGGGCCTGGTAGTCGCCGGCCATGAGCGCCGACATATCGAACTCGACGAAGTAGTTGGCCGAGTCCGCGATCAGGTCGCGACGGACGGCAAACTGCCACCGCCGGCAGTGGGGGATGAGCGAGAACGTCGCGAAGTCGATGGCCGACTGCTCGACGGAGTTGTAGCGGACGTTGCTCAAATCGCCGAGAAGATGCAACGGCACCCGATAGCCGCGCGAGATTTCTTCCACGGCATAGCGGCGCGTGGCGATAAGCTCCGCGTGCTGGTTGTTGACGGGGTCGTTCTTCTTGTGGAAGCCGAACGGCATGACCACTGTGGAGAACGCTTTGGTCGGGCCGCGGTGGGCATCGTCCCACTGGCTCTTGAAGTTCCGCAGCGCGTCGGGCTTGAACGGCTGGTCGGTTTCGATGTACGTCCCCGTCTGGGCGCCGTTGCCAAAGAACGCCGACGAGTGCAGTTCCGTCGCTCTGGCGAGGGCGATGGCGTCCTTGGCGAGCGAGATCGGGATGTAGCCGGTGACGCCGTCGCTGGAGAGCCAGCGGAGGTGGAAAATCTGATCCTGCCGGTACTTCTTCGGCTCGGCCTGCATCGGCTCGGTGTATTGGTACTGGAGCCGGCCGTTCTCGAGCCGGACGATCTTCATCCGGCTGGCGTGCAGGGGGATCAGTTGGTCGACGGCCCCGCGCCGGCCGGGCTTGATGAGGGAGTAGGCGTTGCCCCAGAGGAGCAACTGGCTCATCATCCACTCGCGCCACTCGAAACTCGTCATCCAGTCATTCGGCTGGTAGGCGAGGACTTCCTGGAGCGGTTGGTCTTCGGCGATTTCCTTGCCTCCACCCGGCAGGCGCCGGTAGAGGTTGAAAGGCATACTGGCGATGCTCTCGGAGAGCACTCTGACGCAGCAAAGTACCGCGCTGCACTGAAGGCTGCTCTCGGGGCTGATCGTGACGCCGGCCGTCGTCTTGTTGTTCTCGACGATTTCCTCGAAGACGCGGGAGAGGCTGGATCGCAACTCCAGGATGTCGCCGATGTTCTCGTCGTCGAAGTCAGGCATCGCTTAGAACACCACCAGTTGCGGGTCTTCTTCTGGGCCGTGCGTCTCGCTGCTGGCGAGGCCCAAGGCCATGATCAGGGCCACGGCGGCGTCGATCCTTGCGGTCGCGTGCGAGTGTTGTTTTGTAGGCTTTACGTTCCCGGCGTCATCGACACGGCACTGCATATTGCTCAAGTGGAGGGCGATCGCCTTGTTGTCACCGAGTCGAAGCCGGCCTCCCAGTGCCAGCGCCTCGAGCAACTTCGTCGGTGCTGACAAACTGGCGTAGCCCTGCCCATACGGCTTGACGTCGATGCCTTCGGCAGCGAGTTGGGTCGTTATGTGCGTGGCATTCCAGCGGTCGATAGCGACAGAGCGAACCGCGTTCTTCTCGCAAAACGAGAGGACGTAGTTCCGAACCGCGTCAAAATCAACCAGATCGCCTTCCGTAAGTGTAACAAATCCATCCTTGGCCCATTGCCGATACGGCGCTTCTGGCTTGTCGGCATTCTCTTCGGGAATGAAGAGGTGGGCGTGGACATCGAACGAGCCGTCATCGTCAGGCCAGACGGCGACGAACGCCGTGGTGTCGATGTTGCTCGACAGGTCGAGGCCGCAGTAGGCGATGCGGTCGCCGACGGGCCTGGTCGGCACGAGACACTTGTCGATCGTGCCGGTGCGGAAGTAGCGGTTTGCCCCGTTTGACACCCACTGGTTCAGGTACAGCGTCCTGAACTTGATCTCCTGGACGACGCTCTCGCGGGCGAGCGACGCCTCCCGTTCCATGAACTCCTTCCGCACGGTCGTGCCGTAGTTCGGCATTGCAGTGCGCCAGGTGGCCTCGTCGAACGGGTCGGCGTCGTCGGGGGCGGCGAAGATGCACGGCAGGAACGTCGGATCGTCGATCAGGCCGTCCTTGACCTTCAGCGCCCGCTGCCACTCGTCGTAGCACGGGCCGACGCGGTCCATGCCGGCCGTGGTCACATAGATGACGAGCGGCTCGGCTCGCGCACCCATACCCGATTCCAGCACATCGACGAGATCGCGATTGGGCTGAACGTGGTATTCGTCTACGACGACCAGACTCGGGTTGTACCCGTGTTTGCCCTTGTGCTCGGAGGAAAGGAACTGAATTGTGCTCTGCTTGTGCGGGATGACGATGGAGTTCTTGTATATCTTGCACCGCTTCAGCAGGCCGGGGCAGGATTCGATGTATCTCGAGCACGCCGTAAACAGGAGGCTCGCCTGCTTCCGATCCCCGGCGGCGATGAGAATCTGGCCGCCCGCCTCGCCGAAGAACCCCTCGTAGGCGCCGATCACGGCGCACATGGCCGTCTTGCCCATCTTTCGCGGCAGGGCAAGCAGGCTCCGCTGGTACTGGCGCCGGCCGTCCGGTCGCTTCGTGTTGAAGAGGCGGTCGAGGTACTCGTCCTGCCACGGGGCCGGGATGAACGGCTGGCCGGTGAACGGGGACTCCGTATGCTTCAGCAGCCGCGCGAACTCGCGGATGTCAACCCGTCGCTGCGTCGTCAAAGAGGGCGTCCACGGGGTCATTGACCACCTTCACCGCACCGTACCCGAGGCGGGTGCGGTCGGCGGGGGTAAGGCCCAGGACGGTTTCCAGTTGCCGTAATTGCTCGTGGCAATGGTTGCTCTGGGCCTGCCACTTCGTCGGCCGGCAGAACCGCAGAGAGCCGTCGGGGGCGAGAACTTCTCGCCAGCACTCGCCGGTCTTGGCGAGTTGCTGTTCGGCCTCTTGCCACTTATCCCAGACGATCGCGTACCGTGTGATCACCTGGGTGTCAGAGTTACATAACGTCCCCATCTGCTGTGTAAACTCGCAGACGAGACGAAACATTGCCTTCGCCGAGGGCCGCAGCCACTCCGGCGGCTCGGGCAGGGCGGTGGCCGGCGTGCCGAGTTCCTCGCGGTACTTGGCATCTTTCGACCCTCTCATCGAGAGGATGTGCTTCGGCGTTGGTGCTGGGCCTCTGACCATGACACCAGCGTAGGCTCTCGAGCGCCGCCGCCGCAAAGGAGTCCAGAAACCGTCGAAAAGCACGGCGAATAGCCGTGATTTTCCATTTTCCAGAACGGCTCGAATCGCCTGGGAGCAAATAGGTCATACCTCCGCGAACCTGCGGGGCTGTGGACAAGCGGTCTGTTATATAATCCGCCCC